TCACGAGCATATCCCCGGCTCGGTTGTTCCCCTGCAAAACCCCACCCGCGTGGGCGTGACCGTCACGTCGCGTGACTGGATCGTTCAAGAGGCGAGCAACGTATTCATGCAAGCCAAAGTAAACTTCGATGAAATCACCGAAGTTGCCAAGTCGTGCGTGATGTCGATTAAGCGTCGCGTTGACCAACTGGCGATTGATGCCATGAACGCCTCGACCACCTCGCTGCTGGTTTCCAACGAGATCAGCGGCACCCCGCGTGACCTGACGGTTGATGCCATTCGTCAAGCCGCTTTCCTTCTGAGCAAGGAAAACGTGCCGATGGAAGGCCGCACCCTGCTGATTCACGCCAGCGGCTTGAAGTCGCTGCTGGGCGATGACAAGGCGACGAATGCCGATTACGTCAACGTGAAGGCCCTGATGACTGGTGAAGTAAACACCTTCATGGGCTTCCGCGTTGTTACCATCGGCGACATGGTTGAAGGCGGCCTGCCCAAGGCTGGCCTGAACCGCACTTGCTTTGCGTTCCACCGCGAAGCCATTGGTGCTATCGCCTCGATGGATCTTTCGACCCGCGTTGACTATGACCCGCGTCTGGCCTCGTATGTCGCTACCGCGATGTACTCGGGCAATGCCGTGGCGATTGACAACAGCGGTATCGTTAAGATTACCACTCAAGAAGCCTAATCGGAGGAATGGAATATGCCTTTCACTCGCGCTAACTTTGAACTCGTCAGCGAAGGCTTCACGAACGCGCCCCGCGTGTTTGCGTATGCCGCCCCTAATGGTGATGACCAAAACGTTATCAACACCAGCGGTTACTTTAACGCTGTGTTTGATATCATTGCGGTCGGCGATCAAATCCTGACCAACGTTGCCGGTCAACGTGTCGTGTTCGTCGTGGCCACCCGCGCCAACGGCGTCGTGGACGTGACCAACGGCGTTGCCGATTCGACCACGAACAGCGACTAAAAAACGCTGTGCATGGGAAGGCGGGGTTATTGCCCCGCCTTTTCATTTCCTGTATAATCTTTGAAAAAGAGGGCTGGCGCATGGCTTTCACAAAAGAACAAATTGCAAACCAGGCTTTGCTTCTTATCGGGGCTGACACGCTTGCCTCGTTCGAGGACGACACTCGTGAAGCCGCGCTGGTTAAGGCACGCTGGGACGTTGTGCGCCTAAAGCTCCTTTCGATTCACCCGTGGCGTTTTGCCATGGTGCAGACGCAACTTTCGCGTGTGGACGGCGAAACACCGCTTTTTGACAAGGCTTACATTTATCTTTACCCGACCGACCCGGAGCCTGTGACCCTGTTCCGTTCGGACACGCCGCAACTAGATTATTTGGTTTACCAAGACCGGATTTACTCGGATGCGAACGAGTTGAAGCTGGAATACGTTGCGGACGTGGAAACGCCCAAGATGCCCGCTTACTTTATCGACGCACTTGTTCACGCCCTTGCGGTAGATCTTGCCGCTTCGCTGGCGGACGACATTAATAAGTCTGAAATCTTTGACCGTCGCGCGCGCGTGGCCCTTTCCGCTGCCCGTAGCATTGACAGCAAGGCCCAGCCGAACATTACCGTGGAACCTGTGAATTACTACATTCTGAACCAGAGGGCTTAGTATGGCGATTAAGGTTCAGCAAGTCACGTTCGGCGGTGGTGAGCTTTCCCCGGACGTTTACGCCCGCGTTGATACCGAAGCCTATTTCCGGGCGTGTCGGCGGGCGCGGAATGTGTACATCACACCGCAAGGCCCGGCTGTTCGCCGTGAGGGGTTGAAGTACATTGCAACGGCGGCTGGTGCTGGTCGGCTTGTTCCGTTTGAGTTTAACACGGTTCAGAAGTACATGCTGCTGTTCACGAACGCACGCATGGAAGTTTACAAAAACGGGGTTTACCAAACGGCGGTTACGTCCTCGCCGATTACGAACATTACTACGGCGCGGCTGACGCAGTTTAACTTTACGCAAAGCGCCGACAAGCTGTTTATCGTTCATCCGGACTTTCAGCCGATTGAGATTACGCGCACGTCGGATACCGCTTGGACGGCGGCTAATGTGTCGTTCGTGAACATTTCTAAGCGCAACTTTCCGGATACGGCTGGCTCGCCGACTAACGAGGTTCAGCGTTTAACGTTCAGCTATTCCAACGCAAACGATACGTTTCAGTTGGAGCTTGAGGGCGAACTGACCGACGCAATAGTTGTTGATAACCACGAACCGACGACGGCATCCCGTATTCAAACGGCTTTGCGTGCCCTCAGCATCGTGAGCAACGACACGACATGCACGCACATTAGCGGCGGCATTTTTGAGGTTACTTTTACGGGCCAAGACGGTGGCCGTAACTGGTCGGCCATGATTGTAAAAAACATCGTTTCGTCCGCCAACATGGGGCTTTCGGTGACGACCGTGACGCAGGGCGGCAAACCGACGGAAGATGTGTGGAGCGCCAGCCGTGGCTGGCCCGTTTCTGTGACGTTCCACCAAGGGCGGTTGTGGTTTGGTGGCTCGAAGTCTTTGCCGCAAACCGTGTGGGCCAGCACGACGGGCAGCTTTTTTGATTTCAATACTGGGGCCGGGCTGGATAACCAGGCCATTGAGTACGACATCGACGACAATCAAGTAAACGCGATTCAGAACATCGTTTCTGGCCGTGACCTGCAAATCTTCACGTCGGGCGGTGAGTTCTACGCCCGTGGGGCTTCGACGCAGATCGGCTTTACCCCGGATAATTTCGAGATTTCGCGCCAGACAAATCATGGTTCGTCGAAGGTTCGTCCCATCTCGGTGGATGGCTCGACCATCTTTTGCGAAGAAAGCGGCAACACTATTCGACGGTTCCTGTACAACGAGCTGGAAACGTCGTACAGCGCCGAATCGGTAACTGACCTAGCCTCGCACCTTATCAGCACGCCCGTTGCCATGGCGGTTCGCCGTAGTGGCGGTGGCTTTGCCAGCGACTACGTTTACATCGTGAACACCACGGGAACCTGCGCCGTTATGGGTACGCGCCGGTCGCAAAACTTCTTGGCGTTCTCGCTGTTTAACACGGATGGCAATTTCGAGGACGCTGCGGCTCTTGGGTCTGAGGTTTACTTCTTGGTAAACCGTGGCGGTACCCGCTACCTTGAGGTTCTCAATTCGGCGCATTACATGGATTCAAGCGTGCGGGCCACCAACGGGTCGCCGACGACATCGTGGGGCGGCCTTGGGCACCTGAATGGCGTGTCCTGCGCTGTTCGTGGGGACAAGTACATGCTGAATGACGCAACGCCGTCGAGCGGGTCGATTACGTCGTCTGAGGCGGTGTCTGACATTGAGGTTGGCCGGCCGTTTTACGCCGAGCTTTCGCCGCTGTATCCTGACGTAAACATCAATGGCCGCCTGATGACTGGCGAATTGCGTGGCATCGCGTGGGTGAACATCCTGGGCGAAGGCCTGCGGGACTACACCATTTCCAACGGGACATCTACTTACAAGGTCGAGGTGGACAACACGTCGGAGGATGTGTTTGGTGTTCCGCCCCAGACGCAAGACGGCTGGTACAAGTCTTATATGGGTGGATATGGGCGTGAGCCTTATGTTACAATCACACAAACCGAGCCGCTTGAGTTCAAGATCAAAGCGATAACAATCGGAATGAGGGCTTAACATGGCAGAAGCAGCGATTGCCGGTACTCTTCTTTCAGGCGCTGGTGGCGCGGCTGCTGGCTCAACGGCCCTGAGTGTTGCTGCCGGGGTTGCGGCTGCCGGTCAGGCGGTTGGCTCGATTATGTCGGCCCGTTCGGCGGCGGCAGGTATTGCGGCGCAACAGGCGAACAAAGACCTGCAAATTAAGGCGACGCAAGTTAAATCGGCCATTGAAGAAGAGCAGCGCCAAGAGCGCTTGCGCCGGGTTCTGGCGACGCAATCCGCGCTGTTTGCTGGCCGCGGTGTTTCGGGTGGCGGTTCGATTGCTGCGCTGGGCGAGGACAGCCTGGCGAACGCGGCGCGTGAATCGCGCCAAGCGGCGACCTTGCGGGATGTAAACATCGGCACCATGCGGGCTGAAAGCGCCGACCTTGGCAAGGCCAAGCGCACGACTTTGACGCAGGGGTTTTTCAGCGCTGGGACTAGCCTGCTTGACTTTGCTGGCACGACC